ACAGACCTTGCTGATCTTACAGACAACGGTGGCTTGTTAGCAGGCGGTACATTTGAAAGTTTAAGTGATGGCTTTACATTTGATGGAAGAGCAGATCAATTAGTAGTTGTAAATGCTACCGAAGAAAATTTAACTACTATTACAACTGCAAGTATTTTAGATGGGTTAACTGGCACTCAAATTACTGGCGCACTAGGGTTTACTCCTTACAATGCTACTAACCCAGATGGATTTATCAATACTGCAATAGGTATTACAGATGCTTTAGGTTACACACCATACAATAACACTAACCCAGCTGGATATATCACAGGTATCGCCGAAGCAGATGTAACAACTGCCTTAGGATATACACCATACAACGGCACTACTAACCCAAATGGTTATATTGATGCTAGTGAAGTTGTAACAGCAATTGGATATACACCATATAATGGTGCAACTAACTTACTAGGATTTTTAACTTCTGAAACTCAAACACTCGACGATGTTCTCCAACTAGGTTCTACCACAGCACTATCAATTGGAACAGGTGCATTAACGAGTAGTGGACAAATTATTGCTACTGATATGCAACTTAACACCGGCGGTCTTTCTTTTAACCACTCTAATGCATTTAGTATTGATACCGCAGGTGGTAACACCATGACTATTGGCGGCACCGGCAACTTAGTATTAGATTCAGGAAATACTATTGGTGTAAGTGCAACATTAAGTCCTGCTGCAAATATTGGCTTAGGCGATGCCAGTAACGAATTTGCTTCAGCTTACATTAGCGGAAATGTTAGCTTAGGTGGAATTATAGCAGACACAGCTAATTTACAAATTGACAACAACAACGCATCAGGAACAATCACATTTGAAGCAGGAGCTGGAATACGTGTTCGTGCAAATTATGTAGAACTTGCCCAAAGTGGCGGCGGCACAGATGCACAAAGACCAAGTAGCCCGTCAGAAGGTACATATATGTACAATAGTACACACGGATATCACCAAATATATCTTAGTGGTAGAGATTTTGTTAACGCAGCAGGCAACGGTCTTGTTACCGGCGGGTGGGCTACATTTATTCCACCTATCGGCGGAACGCCGAATGCAGATGATACCTTTATAGGAATGATGGCAATAGCCGACGGGCAAGCCTGGGATCCAATCGGCGATGGCAGCCAAGCACTAATGGTATTTTTAAATAATTCTTGGCTAGAAGTTGCAACAAATTAAAGAGGAGATTTAGATGGCAGTACAAACAATTAACATAGGTAATGCAGCAAACGACGGAACAGGCGACGATCTCCGAGAAGCATTTATTAAGGTAAACAACAATTTTGCAGACCTTGAAGCAGTGCAGGCAACCGATGGATTAAGTCTTGGCGCTTCAGGAAGTAGTGTTTACAAAGACAAAGTAGCCAACAGTTTAAGATTTAGAAATCTAATCGGCGGTAGTAACATTAATCTAACAGAACTAGACAATACTATTGTTATTGACGGTAGTGACCCTGTACAGCAAAGTGCTGTGATTAGTGATGTAGGCAGTATACTATTAGGAAACGGAAGTAGCTGGGCAATCTATGGCGGCGACGGAGTTGAAACTAGAGCAGATGCTAATGCTAGTCCAAACCCTCAAATTATTATTGATGCTGCACTTGAGCAGGATACTAGTCCAACACTTGGTGCAAGTTTAGATGCTAATAGTCAAAATATCACAGGTGTAAACAATCTAAGTTCGACTAGTGCATTGACAGCAACACTTACTGTAAGTGGCACCGGATCAATTAGTACACTTGCACCAACTAATATTAGAACTACTAGTACTAATTCAGTAGCATACGAAGAAAATTTAGGCAGATTTTTAACTTGGGACATTGGTTCAATTACTGCTACATACGAAGGGCAACTACAATGGTTTTTAGGAAATCAAATTGTAGATTTAGGAACTATCACAACTCCAGCGTCAGGTGGTATTGACGGCGGAAGTATTTAAGGGGGTCATATGGCTGAGCCACAATGGAGCGTAATCAACGGCAGTAGCCTAGGTACACTACAAGAAAGACAAACTATTGCTATTGACTTACCTCTTGTGGATACAACTGGTATAACTACAAAAGTTATTAGTGGTGCATTACCCGACGGATTAAGAATAGAAAACAATCAAATAGTCGGAACTCCGTATAATGTAAAAAGTATCAAAACAAGTGCATTCTGTATACGTGCCACAGGTGATACTAAAATTGCTGACCGTACACTAAAACTTACAGTAGATGGATACGACGAGCCAGTTTGGGTAACAGCCGAAGGCAACTTACCTGTTGGTCCTAATGGTGTTTATTTTATATTAGACAGTTCACCAATTGATTTTCAACTTGAAGCAATTGACTTAGATGTAGCTGCTGGCGAAACACTTGAATACATATTAGGTGACGGCAGTACTGCAGGACAGAATACACTACCTCCAGGATTATCAATGAATAGTGCTGGACGTATTTCGGGTGTAGTTGATCCATTACGTGCATTAGATATTAATGAAATTAGACTAGGTTACGATGCAGGTAGATACGGTACTAATGTGTTTGACTGGGGCGCATCTGCAGATGACAGAATTGAAAGTTACTACTACGGCGATGTAGATTTAACAAATGTTGACTTAGTGCAGCCGCCACGCAAACTTAACAGACGTTACACTTTTGTTGTAACTGTAACAGACGGCACTGCAATAAACTCACGACAATTTACAATATATGTTGTAGGTGATGATTTTACAAAAGCAGACAATACACTTATGGAAGTTAGTACTGGTGTGTTTACTGCCGATATTACCTTTGAAAGAATTCCAATATGGGTAACACCAAGCGATTTAGGAAAACGTAGAGCAAACAACTATACAACTCTGTTTTTAGAAACAGTAGTACAACCTGATGTTAGTGGTGCTTTAGTATATCAAAAGAAGCAGCGTAACCCAGGACAGTATAAACTAACTGCAACAGGTGAAATAACCGAAGGTTACTATGAACTTAGTGGCATACTTCCATATTTTCCTGTAAGCAAACGTGGACCAGATAGTCTCAATGAACAATTTGTAGCAGATCCAATTACAACTGACGAATTTACAGTAGTAAAAGCTGAAAGCGTAAGTGAACTGCCTCCTGGACTTGATTTAGATCCTGCAACTGGAGAAGTAGCAGGTATTATTCCTTATCAGCCAGCAGTTACAAAAGAATATAATTTTACAGTTAGTGCGCTACGCTATAATGAAGACACTGGTATTGTTACTGTGTTCGGTACGTTCTATGAAGATATGTTAGCTGGCACACAAACAATTAAAATTGCAAAACTAAGCACAGACTTAACAGATGGGATAGACGACCTAGTAGAACTGGTAGGAGAAGATGTTGAAATTGAAGGACGTAATTATAGAATTGAAGGTGTAAATGACGATAATGCTGAATTTGACACTGTAACACTAAACAGAGGGCTTGATCCATTTTACAAATATAATCCTTTGGTTGTAGCTGAACCTTCTGGTGCTAATGATTATTTCTATATTAACAAGCTAGGCACAGCAGATTTGCTATTCTACAATGGACAGGATATAATTTATAGCGATACTGAAACATATACCATCAATAGTATAAACGATTATGTAAAATATACTGTTAGTGTTGATCCAACCAACTCGCTCGAATTGGTTACAAATTCTTTTGATGATAGTGCTGGGGTTAGTCTTATTGACGGGTTAGAAAACTTATTAAAACAAGGAGACTTGCCAGCATACATTGTAGTTACAACAGGAGCAGCTGGAGTATACCAAGTAGAAATGCAGGTGCCATTAACAGCTAATTCTAGTAATGCTACATACATTAGAGAACTATTTCATACAGCTGATAGTGCGCCAATTAATATTACAAAAAATGCAGAATACCAAAGAGTAAAGATTGATAAAGTTCTACAAAGAACATACAATGTTGGTCGAAATATTAGCTTTGGTGCTGTACGAGGAGGAAACTTTGAAAAAAGTTTTACCAAAGACGAAAGCAACATACAAGAAAAAATTAAAACATTTACAATTCAAATTCTTGGAGAAATTGATAGTGTACTAAGTTGGAATACTCCTGCACTAATTGGAAGTATCAAACCAAATAGAGATAGTTTGTTTAGTGTAAGTGCAACCAGCACATATGCATCAGCTGTATTAAGTTATGCATTAATAGGCGGTACATTACCATACGGAATGACACTTGCTACAACTGGCGAAATTTCAGGAAGATTTCCAAGTATTGGTACAGTAGATAATCCCGGACTTACAAAGTTTGATACACAAAATACTACATTTGACGGCAATACTCAAACATTTGATCGAACATTTAAGTTTACAGTGTTAGCAAGAGATAGATTTGCAAATACAAACATCTCTCAAGAATTTACAATTAATATTGATACGCTTGATACCAATGAATATAGCAATTTGTATATGAAGCCATTTTTACCAAAAGTCCAAAGGCGCACAATTAATCAATTATTAAATAATACTACTGTGTTTACACCACAAAGTTTATATAGACCGAGCGATCCAAATTTTGGCGTACAAAAAGAACTACGTAGTTTAATTTTTGCTGGTATTGAACAAAAGAGTATTGGCGATTATGTAAGTGCAAGTGTAAAAGGTGTTAAAAGAAAACAGTATTACTTTGGAGACATCAAAAAAGCAGTAGCAAAGAAACCTGGTACTGATACTGTTTTGTACGAAGTTGTATACATCGAAATGGTCGATCCTGCATTGCCATCAAAGGGCGAAACAAGAGATAACTTTATATCACCAAATAGTGGAAAAGCAATTACAGTTGACAGTGTATCGTATGAACCAATTGACGATAGTTTTAGTGGTGGTGCCGGTGGTGTAGGTTTGAGTGTTATTCGAAAAGACAATACTACATTTAAGCTAGATTTAAAAACAGGAGAATTAACTGTAATCAAACGTGGTGGCGCAACAGTAAAAATAAGTGCAGTTGGTAATATTAGTATAATCAAACGCAACGGTGCTGTTAATCTTATTCCAGTAGCAAGTACAACAACAGTTGACGGATTAGAAGAAACTTGGCGACTACGTCCTGACTGGACTACCATAAAAATTGATAGTGATGCTGTAGCAGTTAGTGAAGGTTCGGACGCTAGGACTTATATTAGTAACATTGAAAAAATGAGATCTAATCTTAATGCAGTAGGTGAAACTAGTAAAGATTTTTTACCAATTTGGATGCAAACTGCACAGGATGGAAGTTTACGTGAATTAGGATATACATTTGCAGTGCCTTTGGTGTACACAAAACCAGGCGAAGGCACACAGATGCTTGCAAATGTAAATAACTTTATAAAAAATAACACAGTAGGTTTTGCATTTAACAAACTAGATTACGATATTGATCGATACATTGTTAATGCAACTACAGAATCATCCGAAGATCAATATATTGTATTCGGTAATTATCAATTTAACAGCTAACGAGAATAAATAGTATAGCAGAGGAAATAACATGGCAAGCAGCATAGACACAAGTACAATTGACGCAGATTATCCAGTGGCAGGTATCGACAACGATAGCCAAGGATTTCGCGACAACTTTAATAGTATAAAAACAAACATAACAACTGCTGGATCAGAGATTACAGCACTACAAGCAAATCGTGCTAGAATTGATGCAGATAATAATCATGTTGGCAACGAAATCCAAGATGCTGAACTGTTACAAGTCACTGAAAAGTTTAACAACAGTAGTCAAACACTAACAGCCGATCACGAAGTAGACTATAGAGATGCACATGTACATCAATTTAATGCTACTGCACCAGCAGGTAATATCATGACAGTATCGTTTGTTGGATGGCCTACAAATAGGTATGCAAAATTACGAGTTATTATGAGTGTAAGCAGCGGAGTATCAACTAACATTACACTATCTCCTGGTAACGGCACTGGATTAAATGACAATAATGCTGCATGGGTTGGCGGAAACAATATCCTAACACATACTGGTTCAATCGGACAAAAAATTATTGTTGATGTGTTTACATACGATACAGGAAATAACTTGTTCTTTAATTACATAGGATCGTTTGATTGATGCATCCGCAAGCCGAAGTTAAAACTTTATCTGTACAAGAACTTGAAAAGAAACTATACAAACTTAACGGAATGTATTTTATGACCGACAACGAAGACGTTCGTCAGCAAATGATTTTATTAATGGATACGTACAAGCTCGAGCTTGAAGAAAGAAGATTAGGTCAGCAAAAAAGTGCAGAAGAACCTAAAACAGATCTTGACAAATTAATAAATGTAAGTTAAAATACATGTATGCTTATGAAAACAGACGAACTCGGTATCCCACGATTCTCTAATAAAGACTTAGTAGATATGATTTACAGTGGCAATGTAGACAAGTGCCACGTAGTTCTGTGTGACTCTAATGATGATGTTGATAAATTTAATGCTGCAATGGAAGAACAAGGTCTAGACAAACTACAAAAGTATATTCCATTAGATGTAGACGAAAAGACTTTTGACGGTGTATGTCAAAGTGAATGGTTTATGCCTGAGCAATACAAGAACATGGACATTGCAGCATACTTGCAAAATAAATGCACAACACAAGAAGAACTTACACGTTATTTTGAAGAATATGCAGAGTTTAACAAAAGAGGTATGTTACCATTATTACGCTATATGGTCTATCTTGTAGACTTTATGCGTGAGAACGACATTGTATGGGGTGTAGGTAGAGGATCGAGTGTAGCAAGTTATGTGCTATACCTAATAGGCGTACATAAAATTAATAGTATTAAATATGAATTAGATTGGCGAGAATTTTTACGTTGAATAATATATACCTAATACAAGCAAGTGATGCATACGGGCCTAATAAATTTTTGCCTTTGGCGATAGCATACCAGTGGTGCTATGGAAAAAACGACAATTGGAATCTAGTAGACACATTAATTGAAAAGCCAGTGCCAAGTGAATATGTTGCAGAAATGGTAGAACCAAAAATGGTTGTAATGAGCAGCTATATTTGGAACTGGGAATACAATAAACAACTAGCAACTGAAGTAAAACGTGTGTACCCTAATTGTGTAATTGTAACAGGTGGTCCGCAAATTGACAAGCGTGACAAAGAGTTTTTTGACAAATATCCATACTTTGATGTAGCAGTACACGGCGAAGGCGAAAATGCTATGAAAGAGATACTTGCTAGACCAATTGGTGAGTATGACGACATTGTACACACACAAACACGTACACACATGCCTAAGATGGCAATGCGTAGAAAAAGCATAGCAGATATTCCAAGTCCAATACTAGAAGGATTCTATGAGCCAATTATGGCAAAGTATCCTAAAGACACTATGTGGCAAGTTACTTGGGAAAGTTTGCGTGGATGCCCTTATCACTGTGCATTTTGCGACATTGGTGATAGTTATTGGAACAAACTTACATTGTTTGATATGGAACGTTGTAAACAAGAAATTGAATGGATGGGCAAAAACAAAATTGAGTATGTAAGTGTTTGTGATAGTAATTGGGGGTTGCTAAAACGTGATGTAGAACTTACACAACTTGTCTTAGACGCAA